ACTATTATGAAGGTAGCAGCTACTTCGCTTATGGTAAGTGCCGGCTTTGGAAAGTATCTCGGCGTAGGTGTTCATTCAGGTGGTTATATTAAAGGTGATAAGACAAGTCATGGATTCGGGTCTAGAAAGAAATATCATTCTGGTGGCGAAGTTAATGCAACGCTATTAGAGGGCGAAGGTGTTTTAAATAAACGCGCAATGAATAACTTAGGAGTAGATAACCTTAATAAATTAAATAGTGGTGGTGGTGTTGGTGGTGGACAAACTATAAATAATTATTATATACAGACAATAGATGAACGATCTTTTAGAGAAAGATTATCACAGCACCCTGATATTTATACCAATGCTAGTGAAACGAATATAAGAGATAACGGATCGTTACGAGGAACTTCTCAAAAGTGGGGATAAAATGAATAGCGATATCTTAACACTCACTCCAGAATTCAATTTAACGGAAAGTATTAAATTCAATACAAATATAACTGAATCAGAATCTGGCAGAGAATATAGAGATGCTTTGTGGGATTATGGAATACGAGAGTATAAGCTTACATGTAAATATTTGACTAAAGCAGTAATGGATGAAATCTGGAGATTTTATATTAATAGAAAAGCAAGATATGATCACTTTCTTATTAAGATCCTTACAGACTTTGAAATAGCAGATGAAAATGTTGGTGTGGCTGATAATAGTGAAAAAGTATTTATGTTATTTAGTTTCCCTGTTGATACATCAGCTAACAGCTCATGTACGGTTGACGGCGTAGCAAATACAGATTATACATTAAGCAATAATTTTGATACTGAAAAATCTTATATAACATTCGGAACAGCTCCTATCTCCGGAGATATTTTAGTTACTTATGAATGCTATTTTAAAATGAGGTTTGCAGAAGATACATTAACACGCGAGTTAGCAGCTTATCAGTTACTTCATACTGGGATGTTGATAAAGGAAGTTCGATGGGATAATTATGTAACACCAGAGGGAAATTCTTCTAGTTCAAGTTCTTCATCAAGTTCTAGTCTATCATCTAGTTCATCCAGTTCTAGCAGTTCTTCGTCGAGTTCAAGTTCTAGCAGTTATTCATCAAGTTCAAGTTCGAGCAGTTCTAGTTCATCTAGTTCGTCGAGTTCTAGTTCATCAAGTAGTTCATCGAGTTCAAGAAGTTCATCTAGTTCAAGTTCATCATCTAGTTCTAGAAGTTCATCTTCTAGTTCAAGCTCAAGTTCCAGCGTGAGTGCTTAATGTATAGTTTATCAGCAACTTTAATTGCTATAAAGAATCAAGTAATGCATAAGCCTGTTGAGATCTATGATATATATCTTGGCAGTCAAACAGAAGAAGACTCTAATACCCTTCATTACGTCAATTTTTACTCCTCGATAAAATTCTTTAGTTACCTAGGGCAAACTGCTCAAACTTATACTCCGTTAGGAGTGCAAAGATCTTCTATAAAGAAAACATCTAAAGGTGAGATTGAACGGGTAGGATTTAAGTTAGATAATGTAAACAAAGCAATGGGTTCGTTTGCAGCGAACCGTAATTTTAGAAATAAACGAATCGTAGTCCGTCTTGTCTTTAGAGATCATTTAACTTCGCCACTAGATACAAAGGTTGTTTTTGATGGATTTATTCAAGCTATAGTATTTGAACAAAAAGTCATGTCAGCAACATGTACTCCAAAGATAGGTTCGCTAGGCTTTGAAATTGGTTGGCGGTATCAATTAAGTTGCAATGCTCGTTTTGGCGATGCTTATTGTAAGATCGATAAATCAATTGCGGCTAATAAAGTTGTTGGATCTGCTACCAGTGGATCTACAACAACAGTTATAGATACAGTTAATTTAACACAAATTGATGATTATTGGAATTATGGTACGATTACATTTACTTCAGGGGATAATACAGGATTATCAAGAAAAGTAATAGATTTCGATAACTCTACAAAGAAGGCTACATTAGATTACGCCCTAGATAACGCCGTTGCATCAGGAGATAATTTTATAGCGTATCGAGGATGTGATAAAACTTTAGAAAGTTGTGAAAACATTTATAGTAATGAGGACAATTTTCATGGGTTCCATACTATACCTTTGACGAAATGACAAATGTAGATAAAAACAAAATGATAGGTATTCCTTTTAAACTCAATGGTCGAAACTTTGAGGGTTGCGACTGTGTAGGTATTGTTTGGTTATATTATAAATATATTTTAGGAAGATTATTCCCATCTACTGATGGAAAACGAATCTTTTTCAGAAGAAAAGAAAAGGATCTAGATAGAATGAGAGCCGTACTTAATGAAATTGGCTATGAAGTTAGATTTAAAGATCTGGTTGAAGGTGATGTAGTCATTCTTAAAATGAATAGATCCATTGGTGCTTTAGGAGTTTGTATAAATAATGAGAAGCTACTTCATATGGATCAAGTTATAGGATCTTGCTTGACTAGATTAGATTATTTAAAAAAGATATTCTTGTATGGCTATAGGATAAAAAATGAAAAAATACATTAAAATATTATTATTATCCTTTTTATTATCATTCCTTAACATTGGTTATGTTTTTGCAGAACCATTTACTTTTTCATTTTTTATCATAGGATATACTGTAACAATTTCAATTAGTGTTGTGATGGCTGCTATAACCATAGCTGCTATAGGTTATAGTCTTTATCAGCAACAAAAGTTAAAAAAGCCACTATCAAGATACGCTGCAAATGAGATCGTAAATGCTACATCAAATGAAGATATAGTTCCTATTGTTTATGGCGGACCTATTATAATGGGTGGTAATATTATTTGGCAATCCGATCCAGGTGCTACTGTTCAAAGATTTTTGTCTGTATGTATAGGAGAAGTGTCAGCTGTTACAAATGTAACAGTTGATAAAACTGGTATGAGCAACAATGAATCAATTGTAAAAGAACAACTAAAAAGATTTCCACGCGGAGGAATTGAATACCCTTATTATGTACCATTAAATACTATAAAATCAAATCTTGTATTATACGGTGAAAATGATGCTATAATAAGTGCTGGTTGTTATAGTCTTAATGAAACTTTAAATATAATAGAGTTTACAAATTTATATGCGTATACTGCTGCTGTATTGCAAGGTGGAGGAGTTGAATTTAAAGCTAGTTATACAGCTGGATTCATATCTGGTTGCAGTTATACTGCATATTTAGGCACCTCAACACAAGATGTTGATTCAAGATGCGCCGGAGCCGTTAAGGGATTAAGAGATCTCACATATTTAGCGTTAACATTAACTGCCGGTGATAAGGTTTCAAGCAACCCTACGGTAGCTTGTTATGTTACAGGACAAAAAATTCAAACTTGGAATGTCACTAACGGAGATTGGACAACTAATGCACTATCTTCTTCTAAAAATCCTGCAGCAATTATAAGAGATTATTTATTATTAAGCACTGTCTTAGGGGGTTGTGGTGTTCCAGCTGCCTTTGTTAATGATGCTAGTTTTGGAGCATCTAGCGTTGTTTGTGATCAAGAAGTCAGTACAGCTGCCGGAGGCACTGAAGCAAGATATGAACTTGATATTGTTATTGATACAAAAGCTTCTGCATTAGATAATCTGACAAAGTTTTTAGTTACTTGTAATATGTCATTGTTTAGAAGTGGTGGAGCTTATAAAATAGCTGTGGAGAAACCTGATGAAACAGCTGTTCAGGCCTTTACAGAAGATAATATAGTAAAAGGATCTTTTACCTATGGCTATGGACAAGCTGATGACAATCCTAATAGAGTCTGCGTTGAATGGGTAGAGGCATTAGAACCAAAGAATCCAAAAAGAATATCAATTTCCGAAGATGAATTAGATCAATCTATCAGGGGGGTACATGAATTAAAAATAGAAACCTATGGGATTGTTCGACAGTCACAAGCATCTCGACTAGCAAAGAAGACTTTATATGAAAAAAAGGTAAATGATATCTGGTGTGAATTAGAATGCAACATGTCATCACTACACTGCGAACAATATGATATTGTTTCCATAACTCATAGAAGACCTGGTTGGACAAAAGCTGCATTCAGAATAATTGAAATAACAGAAGGACTGTATGGTAGAGCAAAGTTTTTAATGCAAGCATACAATGGATCGGTTTTGGATGATGGATTAGGATCTTCTTTTGACGATTGGGATTACGGAGCTCCTGCGAACCCTTTTGCTGCTGTGACTGATGTAACTAATATAGCATTAACTGAATTAGGATGGACATCAAGCGGTGATGGAAGTTGGATCTCTCATATAGGTATAACATGGGACGCTCCTGCAAATAGACTTGATCTTTTAGATTCATATATAATAGAAATTAAAAAAGATAGCGATGATTACATATCGATAGGCGGTCCGCCAGCCGGTGTAACAAGTTATAGAACAAATATAGATCTTGATATTGGATCCATTTATTATATTAAAATTAAAACAAAATCTATTAATGGAATAATTTCTGATGGAACTATATCTACAGGTTTAACACTTCTTGGTAAATCAGCACTGCCAAACAATGTTAGTAAATTCAACGACACATTTACAGATGAACTTGTTTTAACATGGGATAAAAATACAGATTCAGATCTTGCCGGTTATGAGCTTCGCTTAGAAGATGCTAATTGGGGTGTTCAAAACACAAATCTTGTGTTTAGAGGATTAGCAACTAAATATACAATAGTAAATCCTGGTTCCCGGGCTCCCGGAACTTATTATATAAAGGCATACGATACCACAGGAAACTTTTCTTCTGTAGCTCAAAGCGTTACTCCTTTAAATTCCGCGCCTACATTCCCTACATTAAAAATTACGCATTGGTTTGGCTATGCTAAACTTCAATGGACTGATATCACAGATACTGATTTGCAGTATTATGAGCTATGGAAATCATCCACGAATGCTTGGGCAGGAGAGGAAACATTAGAATCTAAAGTTGTTGGAACCGAAGTTATCGTTCAAGGAAACGCGCCGGTAGAAGCTATCGCGGATTCTACATCAGCTACAACAATGGTTGATGCTACTATAAAGGATAAAGGAGCTGATTATTTTGTGGGTGATATAATACTTCAAACAAGTGGCACCCATAGTGGTCAAGAATCTACTGTAACCGCTTATCATACTGGCACAGGTCGTATAACAGTTGCTAGTTGGACTGATGGAACTCCAGATGCAGCTGATAAATTCGTTATAAAGGATAGAGCTTATTTTAAGGTCAGAGGGGTAGATACCTATGGTTTAGGAGGATTATCATCTGCAGGTACAGTAGATTTTACACCCTTGACTGCTGATGAGCTTGGGGATGCAATAATATCTGCTAGGAAGTTGATAGCCGGTGAAGTTGTAACATTATCGGCTCAAATAAAAGATGCGATCATAACAACAGCGAAGATCCTAAGTTTAAACGCCGATAAAATAAATGTTGGAACGCTTACAGGTTTTACTATAAGAACATCGGCGACTAGCCCAAGAATTGAAATGACAGGAGATACATTAAAAATTTATGATGCAAGTGGGAATGTTATTGTTGTTTTAGGAAATATAAGCTAAAGGATATATTTTATGGCAAGTAGCTCAAGTAGTTCTAGTTCTTCAAGCAGTAAAAGTTCTTCTTCAAATTCCTTGAGTTCTTCTTCAAGTTCCACAAGCTCTTCCAGTTCATCTACAACTTATGGATTAAAAGTATATAACCCTACAGACCTAACGAAATTTACTGTCTTAACACCTAAATTAGCTACTGTCATTAGTTCTGGCAGAATAACAATGTCAGATAGTTTAAATGATGATGATACCTATGGTACAAATATAGATCTACCAGGTACTGGTGCAATACCAATAGCAGATATAGGGGTATTGATTTTCCCTGTGGAGCATACACATAAAATTACCAGTATTCAATTAGATATAGCAGGGGATGGAACATATTTACAAAATATAGGATATATGGATGATGCACAAACATATTATGAACACAACAAAACTACAGGAGAAATGACTGTTTGGACTGCCGGAGATTTAACCGTAACTGATGGAGATGAGTTTGATCATATAGCAGCTATTTTTCCAGTAGCTTTTTGGGATATAATGGGTGGTACCACATTTACTTCTATTCAATTATTTGCAGCTACATGTTATTTAATTTATGATACAAGTGCTTCTTCTTATAAGAAGGTATATACTATCGGGGCTGATGGAGTATCAAAGTCCGATTATATAATAACATTAAAGAATTACGACTACTAAAATGAGTGTAATAAATTTAATTACTAATTGGGATTTTTCTTTAGGGATGGCTGAATGGGCTAGAGTCTATTCTAGTTATCCAGGGCCTAATGATATAGATGGAGTTATAAGTACATCTAACGCATATACTGGTGATAGATGCGCAAGGTTGACTAGAACAGATACAGGAACTAATAGAATTTATCAAATAGTTGATAAGGATGAAGATATTTACAACCAAAAGTTTGAGATAGGTGGTTGGATAAAAATTAATACGCTTGATTCTGGAGGTGCTGTAAGATTATATTATGAATGGCTAGATAGTGCCGGCGATGTTATAGGAAGTGAAGTTGTAATTGCCAATTTAACAGCTACCCAAAGTTATACCTTACATTCTACTGATGGCACCGCGCCGGTAAATGCCGAACAAATTAAGTTTTATTTTGAAACAACTGGAGGCGCAAGTATAGATGTTATAGCTTATCTAGATAATGTTTATATTTATGGCCCTAAAGATTATGGATTAAAAGTTTTAAATTCTAGTGGTGATAGCAGTATCGTTATATCTGATGTATCAAGTATAATTGCAGCAGGGACAGTTTCTATGCCAAATACTTTAGAATCTGATGATACTTATGGTGTAGATATAGATTTGCCTGGAGACGATTATATAGATGCAGATAATATAGGAGTAATAATACAAGTAAGAGATTTTGATTGGAAATTAGTTGTAAATATTTTAACCTATGCCACAGGGGATAACTTTTGGGGGAATTTTTTTGGGGATGATGCAATTACTTATTATGAAAAAAAAGATGATGGGGTTATGATCTCTTGGTCTGCCGGCAATATGACTCCAGGTACACAGTCAACCTATAATCCTTTAGTGAATATGGATCTAGTTGCAGGATGGGATAGATTTGCGACGGGTGTTAAAAAAGTAAGATTATTCGCTGCTTTATTTTATACATTTTTAAAAAGCGTGATTGCCGGTACTATTACTTCTACTCTTTATGCAAAAGATTATGCCTTGACTGTGAACGGAGTATCTGGTTATGCTTTATCTACAA